ATTATAATCTGCTTCTTCAAGTAAAATCTCTTTATCAGCTTTCATTATCTTTTCAGCCACAATATTAGTCTCTAAAAGTGCCTTGCCTGTCAATCTCAATTTCGGATGAAACATTAATTCTATCACCGAATCTTTAAAAGAATAAGGCATTAATTGAATTTCACCTTTACTGTCTCTAATTGAAACTGTATAACTTTCAAGATTAAGTTTTCGCATGATTTCCCCCTTTCTTATTTTTGGGAGTGTTTACAAAGGCACACTCCCAAAGCCTATTTATCTTATCCAGAGTCACTGGCAAACATAAGCCATTTTTCTACACCATTAATTTTACATCTTGCGGCTGAAGCATATTTAGTTTCTGTGGCAGAAGCAACAACCATGTTCCCAGTACCTTCAGCTACTCCATCAAGCACAAGCAAATATGCTTTATCATCTATTTTACCTCTACCTGTACTATCTCCACCAGCAACACATCTAATAAATGATAATTCTGTAACTGCTGCCGGATTGCATGATGTTCCAAAAGAGTAAATTTCTGACATTATAGCAGCATAAGTTCCACCAGAAGCCATAGCTACGCTTGGGAATCCAAGTGTTGCTCTTACTGCAACACCAAGACCTGTTATAGCTCCACCTGTAGTACTTTCACCAAATCCTATTGATAAATGTGCACCATGTGCTGTTCCAATAGCAACACCAGTTACTTCTGTGTATGAACGTAGAGATTCTCCGCCACCTACACCGGCAGTCTTAAAGTAAAGACGATTATATATACCTCTGTTATCACCAGTTCCTACATTAACGTCAGCATATATACTGATTACTTTTGTACCTGCTGTAGTAGTGCCCCAATGCGTACCTGAAGTTCCGATAACAATTGAGGATACTCCTGTGGCAGGATTAAACCTAACTTGTTTTATTGCCATTCCACCAAATCGGTCGGTAGAATCATAAGCAAAAGCTGCGTAAAGTTCACCTTTACCGAAGCCTTCACCCATATGTTTAGATATAGTTTCCATTAAATTTCACTTCCTTTCGTTTTACAGGGGTAGGAGTTTCGTCCTACCCCCTTCCAATAGTGTTAATTTTTAAGTTTTATTCAACAGTTATTATACTACAGTTGGAACTCCAAAGAGATTAACTCCCCACGCGCCATTCAATACCAGCGGTGCATACATATTCTTCCAACCTATTGTTCCGAACATAGACAACGGATTGGTAGTAGTACCTTCAGTGGGTGGAGGATTAACATAAAACTTCTGGTCTTTACCTGCTAATTTCACATTACCGAAAGCATATTTCCCGAATATGGAAACCATTCTCGGTACAGCAGTTGCTACATAAGTCCCTAAAGTTCCTGCGGTATGTCGATAAGGTACGGTAGACTCATTGAAACGAACACCAGCAAATTCACCTACTAAATTCCTATAAAGGTCTTTAGGTGCGGCATAATGTTTCAAGTTGACGTATTCGGTGTCGTTCATAAAGTCATACTTCATCCCACCTCTTGGTATTACTGCATGATAGTATCCATCTGCAAATGTAGGTGCTTCCTGTTCCTCAAGTTTAGCTACTGCTTTCTTGATTAGTGCAGGGGTAATCTTATCACCTGTGGTCAATCCAGTTGTATCGCATATCCATGCTCTATCGTCATCAGTTAAAGCATGCGGTAAGGCATCGATAGTGATAGTAGTTGAACTTGCTCCTACATAAGTTCTGACAATACCTTCGTTCTTACCATCTAAAAACACCACAACTCCAGATGAACTTGTAGTATCTGACGCAATAGTAGTTGGTAGAGAATCGAATATCGGTACAGTGGTAGTTCCTGCACTTGATGCAGCTACAATATATCCTTGATAATTAGTATCAGCATCTGCTCTCATTCCCATAAATCCTTGTGCAAGTATGTTCTGGATTTTAAGTTCTAAAGTCTTACCACTCTGTACTCCCAGTAAGGCGATTAGTCCACCTAATTTCGGGTCGTATGCAGTCAGCCAAGTTCGAGATGAAGGTTGAACAAAACTACCATATTCATCCAGTACTGCTGTAACGGTCTGTGCATAGTAAGTCTCTGGACCGGGGGTAGTTCCTTCAGCTAATAACCCATAAGCCCTTGAGTCAGGGTTATACTCGTTCAATGGTGCATATCTGGTATACTCTATGTTGTCACCCTTATTTAAGGGGATGTTCGTGTCATTATCCTGTTTTGCTGCGAACTGTTGATAAACTAACTTTGGCTGCCTATTTTTTAGATAGACTGCCTTATATAATGTCTTAATATCTGCGGCGGCTGTTCCACTCGAAGTTCCACCGCTTCTTGCTAAATTTGCTGCTGCTGCTCCAGTATCCCATGCCATTATAATCACTTCCTATTTAGTATTCCCCTTTAGATGTCAGTAGTGATTCCATGTTTTTTCTTGATAGCTTGGATGATTTTTTCAGGATCAGCTCCACCATCAAGTTTTTCTTTAAAATCGACTTCTTGACTCTCCCTTTGTTGAGTGTTTATATCGGAAGACATTATTTGTGATTCACTATTGTTGTTTCTTTCTTCCGCCAACTCTCTCTTTGCTTCTTCCTTTGCTTCTGTTTTCATATCAATCATTTTTTGAGGAAGTTTTTCGTTCCTGATTTGAGAATAAAAGTATTCTCTTGCACCCAGACCCAACTGGTTGACTATAGCAGGATTCTTTCTTACTCTTGATTCGACTTCTTTTTCGACTTCTTTATAAGGTATAACGTCTTTTTCAGTATTTTTTTCTAATTTATTGATTACGTCCTGCTTTTGTGTACTCCAGTTCTGTCCGTATAAAGGAGCTACCATTGCGTTTAGTTTAGCGTCATAGTGTTCTTTAAGCTGCTGATGATACTTTTCAGGATCATCGTAAAACAGTTCCTTATCAGGATAAGGCGGTATCTTGGTTTTGATTGTCTTTTGCTGATTTATTACTACGTTTTTTTCGTATTCTTCTATCTTCTTGTTGGATATCTCAAGTTCGGCATTTTTAGCTTCCAACTCTGCAATTTTCTGGCTCTTCTTGGTGAAGCTGGATTCCATATCTTTATAGATTTGGAGTCTTTCTTCTTCAGATTTGCCTTCAAACTTGCTTGGAGTTACAATGTCTTTTTCTTCTTTTACCGCTTTTTTAACTTCTTTTTCTTTCTGTTTTACTTCCTTTTCCTTTTCAACTTGCTCCTTTTTTAACTCCTTTAAATCAGGTGCAATTTTATCCTCTGATACCTCTGATTCCTCTTTCTTCGATTTTTTAATCGCTTCCTCTATTTGCCCTTCCTCTGCTTCTACCACCGCTTCCGCTTCTGCAAGCGAAAAGGGGGCGTTCTTATCAATCTTGTCGACAGCCGTATTTTCTGATTGTCCTTCTTTAGAAGGGTCAGGTTTAAGGTTATTGTCCATTGATAAAACTCCTTTCATAATTTATTTATAATTTATTTTTTTTCTTTCCGTTCCGTTAGCTCTTTTTCACTTTGCAAGCCGATGTTAATTGTAAGGTCAATATCGTTTAACATAGTCTCTATAAACTCAAGCTTCATAACCATTGCCCTTATTATCACGGGGTCGGTGTTCTTGACATCATATAAATATTGCTTACACTCATTTAGTTTAACATCAAAATACATTTCTTTCAAGACTTTCCAGCCATTGGTGTTTTTCATCTCAAGTAAGACATGAGCATCTTTGGCTGAAAGAGCAAGCTCTTTTTCTTCATTTGTTAATTTATCCGGCATAATTTCCCCCTTCCATATTATTGTCCTCCCATCATTGCTTTTCCGAGATAAGCCCCCTCAGGCAAAGAAGTTGGGGTAGACTTCCCTGCCGCAGACGGGGAGACCGTCTGTGAGGGGGATTTCGGAGACTTCGGAGCTTCTATCTTTTTGGGTTTCTCCAACTCCTCAACTTCAGGTGCTATTTTGTCTATCTCTTTCAAACGTAAAAGTTCGGCTATCCTTCTGGCTATGTAGGCTATGTTACCGTAAGGTTTCATGGCTGGTTTGCCTTCTGGGTCGAATACAGGTACTTCATTCCCCATCATGTCCATCTTGGTAGCAGGAATGGCGACCCCTGCCAAAACTTTCATATAATCGAGTAAGTTTTTAATCTCGGACATTCTCTCCATAAATCCCGATATTCCGGTAGGTCTAAAATCAGGATTACCTTTCAGTGCGATATCTTCTTTGGTGATGTAATTTAAATTAAACTTTTCCGCTTTTTCACCTAATATTCTTATAGCAGTTTCTTTTTTAAATCTCTGAATATTGTGGCGGTAGATTATACCAAGTATCTTGCGGAAGGGAGGTTCAAGGTAGAATTTTATTTTTGTATTTATAGGAATCATGGATTCTTCCTTCATTATGGCAAGCCCGCCCATAGTACGGTGGACATCAGCACTGGCGGAAGGCATAACCTGCGGGGTTGTACCGGTAAGTTCCTCTATGATTTTGTCAATCATCATAATAAGTTCCTGAATAGTCCTCAAGGAAGCAGCCTGTGCGGTGGTGTCTACCGCCCTGATTCCTCCTAACTGTCTTACCGGTAAAACTCTGCCCGGTCTGGTCAATATAGTTTTTGCCTTGCCTAAATAACGATTGATTACCGCTTCATACATGGGGTTGGCTACAATGTTTACACAATCAGTCAATTTATTGTAGAGATTCGTTAACATGGGTGCAAGTGCCTTGAGGTCTTGCCCTATTCCATTTCCGGTGATTTCATCTACCATGTGGTCGTTGACAAAAGGTACAAAAATATCATTACACCAGTAAGGATAGGGAGTTGCCCTGATGACCACTTGTTCATTGGCTACTACGATAATAGCAGGTATGTACTCGTCATCGAAAGGATTAGCTTCACGGTCTTCTGTGTTGCCTTCGATAAGTTTTTTAGGGACGAGTCCGTGATATTCGAGAAGTTCGACTTTGTCTTTGTATTCGAGGTCATCTTTAGCTGTTTCGGGATAGGTGGTTTCCCTGACAGCATCGATATTAAAGAATATACCATCAGGTCTGCTCTTGGTTTTTTCTTTGTTTTTAAGATAATGAATCGGTACGTTGTCTTTTTTGTAGATTTTCCACGAAGTCAGGTCAAGACAGTTAGGGTCGGAGAAGAAATTAAATAGGTCAACACATACGAGGTCGGGTCCGTCAAAAGTGACAACTTCCTTCACCGTTTCCTTGCCTGTTTTTCTTTTTTCTACGGTATGCTTCCAAGGGACGTAAGCTACGGCATATCCGTAAAGGACAAAGTTTTTAAGAATAGGAAGCATTTTTCGTTCAATCTCTAAAGTATTCAGGTCGTAGACCATTTTATAACGAAGTAATTCGGCGTTCTTTTTATCCGACTCCTCCCCAGGGGCAAGGTCGAATGATTCCGCACCCTTCGATAGAAGGATATTTATATAATGAGAACACAAAGCACGAACGACTTTCTTTAAAGTCGGGATAACTATGTTACCCTGCCACAATTCCTTGCCTTCGAGATACACCCCGTCATACTGTCTCCGCATTTTTCCCCAATCATCATGAAAAGGCTGCCAGTATCTTTCTGCTT